GCGAGCGATATACAATCACTTCGCGCTAGCTTTGAGTCACTAACTGGTAGTGTCGACAGCACAAATAAGGTTATGGATACACTATATAAATTCAGTTTTAACACTGCATTTACCAATAAAGATATTCAAAGCGCCGGCCGTTCATTCCTAGCGGTTGGTCAAAATGTCGATGGTATGAAAGAGAGCCTGCAGTTAGCCGGCGACATTGCTGGTGCTACTGGTGCAGATTTAACACAACTTGTATTGCCTCTATCGCAGGCGTACGCACGCGGTACACTACAAACCCAGGACTTCTACCAAATACTCAACTCGGGCGCTGGTGCGCTACGTGGAACGCTCCAGCAGGTAGTAGCCAGCAAGACTGGAATAAAAAACCTTGGCGATGCTATGAGCCAGGGTAAAGTAACCACCGATCTATTATGGGAGGCTATGCGTATGGCTACCGCCCAGGGTGGCTTTGCTTTCAATGGTGCTATTAAACAGGCACAAACATTCAATGGCCGTATGAGCAACCTTGGTGAAACTATTACCAATGTTGGACTTGGTATGCTGGGTGTAAATTCAGCAACCGGCGAAGTCGACAGTAATGGTATATTTGCCAAGTTTTCTGACGTTGTATTCGGATTAACTAATTATTTAAGCGGATCAAACTTCCAGGCAATTATGAAAGGCATCGCTGATGGTTTAACTAATGCCGTAAACAGTCTTGCTGGTGCCATTAGTTTTGTGGTCCAGAATAAAGATATATTCGCACCGATTGCAGTTGGTATTGCTGCCATAGTAACAGCAATGACCGCATGGAACGTTATAACTAAAATTATTACGATAGCACAGGGAATATTTAATGCCGTAATGGCTGCAAACCCCATTAGTATCATCATACTGGCAATAGCGGGGCTCGTGGCAGGTCTAGTGTACTTCTTTACGCAAACAAAGACCGGTCAAGCCGTATGGTCATCATTCATGAGTTTTCTAACAGGCGTTTGGAATGGTTTAACTGCAGGTTTTGCAGCAGTCGGCAGTTTCTTTGCCAGTATTTGGAATAGTATCCAGGGAGCGATTGCAGGCTTTCTAGGGTGGTTTGGTCAGAACTGGCGCATAATAATTGCAATAGTACTTGGTCCGCTAGGCTTACTAATTGACTTTGTGACTGCATACTGGGGTGAGATAACTGGCGCGATTAGCACAGCAGTTAATTGGATATTCGGAGTTATTACCGGCGTATTTGGTGCGGTTGCTGGTTTTATGGGTGCTATATTTGGTCCACCAATTAATGCAATAGTTAGTGTATTTCAATGGCTGGGCGGAATTGTCGGCGGAATTATCGGTGGCATATGGAACGGAATTGTCGGTGCATTTAATTCAGTCACCGGTTTTCTAGGCGGAGTCGGCGGAAAGATTATGGGTATATTTGCTGGAGCAGGTGGTTGGCTAGTTGATACCGGTAAAAATATCATAAACGGTTTATTGAGTGGGGCCGGTTCGTTACTCAGCGGAATAGGTAACTTCTTTATAAATATGGTCCCTGATTGGATAAAAGAACCATTCAAAAGAGCTCTTGGTATACACTCCCCATCAACTGTATTCGCTGGTTATGGTAATAATATCACTCAAGGTCTTATCAACGGAGTTATTCAAAACGCTAGTGGCGTAACTGCTGCAGTAAGTACTATTACCGATGCGGCTTTGGCCCCAATAACGGTCGGCAATAGTTCATCGCTATTATCTAGTTTTAATAGCAGTATATCTCCAGCTGGTGGGTCGCAGGGTGGTAGTGTTGGTGGTGGCCCTAAAGTGGTCCAACATAATACATTTAACGTTAAAGAAAATATGGATACTAAAAAAATAGCGAGTGATCTAGGTTATGCAGTTGCAATGGCATAATATAAGAATGGGGAAATAAAAATATGCAAAATACTCAATTATGGCTAATCGGCGCAACGACACAGATCAACCTACAGGATCCTGTAAATTCAATGTATCTTAATCCGGATATTACCGGCCTAACTGGACTGCCAGAAATACGCACCTCGCAAGGTACTAATGTCGGCAAAGATGGTGGGTGGACTTCGGCCCAACTATTCGATGCGCGCTTTATATCCGTCAATGGTGTAATCGCCAATACTGCAGTTGCTACTGTCGAAGGTAAACGCCGCGACCTCTCTACCCTGCTCGCTGAAAAGCAATTGACGTTAAAATATGTGGCCGAGTCTGGCGCAACCTATACAACTAAAGTTAGGGTGCTAGGGTTCACGACTCCACTATCGAATTTATTAACAGCTTCATACTATAAAATTGATATGAAAGCGGACGACCCACTGCTATATGACTTTTCAAGTTCCGGTGGCGGATTGGTTGCAACTCTCCCAGTTCGTACGGTAACCGGTGGATTTGAATTCACGTTTGAGTTTCCGTTAATTATTTCCGGTGGTGACCCAACAACACCAGTATCAAACACAGGCACAAGTTCTGTGGCTCCAATAATTACCCTATACGGCCCATTGCATCATCCGACTATTGTTAACCAAACCACAAACCAACAGATGCAAATATTGGCTGATTTAAGCGGCACAGACGTAATAATTATCAATACTGCTCTTGAAACAATAACCATGAATGGGCTAGATGTTTATTATTTACTGGCTGATGGATTTGATTTTATCGATATAAACGCCGGCGATAATTCCATGTATATAACAAGCACCAATAATGGCGATGCCGGATACGCTGAGGTTAAATTTAACTCAGGATATATCGGTATTTAATATGACAAAATATGAAGTTATAGTTTACAGCAAAGACGGAAACCCAATGGGTAATATATTTGCTTTATGTGATAACTTCACATGGTCAAAGACTCGCAACGATGCCGAGAGCGTAAAGTTTGATGTTGATTTAATGAGGTACGAGGAATATATAGCAAATATAGGTTTTGGCGATGATCCGTATAGTTTTATGGAAACAGGTCGTAATGATATCCGTATTAAACGCAATGGTGTGTGGTTACTAGGTACCAACGTTATAAAGTTTGAATATAGCGGCAACGAACAAGGCGTAACAATGACTGTAAGTTGCGCCGGCTATTTGAACTATTATAAAAGGCGCTATGCGACAATCGATTATACTGCTACACCGCAAGAGGATATACTCTGGGGCGTAATCAATGCCTGTAACGGTGTATATGGTGGCGATTATGGTATTAGGCGCGGTGTGCATATTGGTCAAAGTATTAACCGTGACCGGCACCAAGTCCAAAAAGAAGTTAAGTCGTTCTTTCAGCAGATGAGCCAGATTATTGCCGGTGTCGACTTTGAATTTACAGCCGATAAATTATTGAACACATATATTGCTCAAGGTGCATATCGACCAGACACCAGATTAATATACCCTGGTAATATATCAGCATATAGTTTTAGTCGCAGTGTTGAAGCCGTCAGTAATTATATTTACGGCATCGGATCAGGTAATGGCGAGGATGCCGTACAAACCCCAAGCGAGGACACCGATAGCGAGAATTATCTATATCGCCGCGAGCAAATTGCCACATATAACTCAGTGTCTGATGTCGACACTTTGCAGCAAAATATTGATGCAATCGTTCATTACGGTGCTATGCCAGTCGAACTACCGACTATTACGGTCCAGGACGGCGTACTAGACCTATCGAGTATTGGAGTTGGCGATACATTATCAATTCAAATGAGTGGCAGTAAATCTCTAGCGCACATCAATGGTTATTACCGAATTGAAAGCATTACTTGTCGCGTAGACCAGAACGGCAGCGAAAGCGTAGATCTAACGTTTGATGACATCGACATTAACGAAATAATATCCTTGCAGGATACTAGCGATGGGAATTAGTCGATTAAATGGTACGAACTCCACAGACATTGTGCAAAGAGTTGAAGCACTAATTCGTCTTGATAATGAATTGAAAAGCGGCCGCGGATATACATCTGGGCGGTCCGGAGTATTAGCATATACAGTCCCGGATACTGATGCATTCGATATTATGCGTATTGAAAATTATACCGGCGAGACTTTTTCAAACATTCTCACATTAGCCCCTACTGGTTCGATGTCATTTGTAAAGCAAGTTTTAGTTCGTAATACATATAATTCAGTCAATCAAGACTACCCTATTACAACCCCAATTTTACAGATATTCGCAAACGGTTTAGAGATGACATTAAACCCAATCGATGGTAGTTATTCTGGCGTTGGAGATGGTACAACCTGGAACGTTGGAGTGTACTTTGTTTATTTGCGTGAACTTACCGATTGGAGTGTGCCTAAAGTCCAGGCGTGGGAAACGTATTTAGCATATAGTGGTACTGTGCCTATCAATCTGCAAATGAAGATGCGCATGAAATCGACAGATAAAGGCTCATTCGATAATCAAGTGGTGGTATACTAATGCGTCCAGAAACTAGCATAATCAACGACATATCTAAATTACTAGTAAGTAGTAATGAGTTTAAGAATACTCAACCCATCGGTTCTAACCAGGTCGTGTTCAATACATATGCATTGCCGGGTGTTTATGATTATGGACATGAATTATCGCATACAACTCCATCGGTGGTTATATTTACGGTAACCGCAACTGCCAAAAATCAAGAAAACTTGGTCGCGGATATAGCCGTATTAATTAGCCAAAGCGCAACTATGTCACCTGCTTATACTCGGTCATCATATATCGCCGATAGGTTGGCCGGAACGAAAGCATTTAATTTATATATTTATGCAGTACCACTCCCAACAACTCAAAGTAATATGAAAAAATGGTCAGTTACTGTATCATCCGAGGCTTTTGGTCCCGGTGGTTATGCCGGTTCGTTCTATGCTAAAAATCAAATAATAGCTAATGATGACATAGATATCGTAGTGGAGTCAGTATTCCCATGAGTAGATTAGATTTAAACCCAACAATAGTTAACCTAGTGGCTGAACTCGAACGGAGATATTCCGAAATTAAGCAGGCACAAATTATCGGGTCCGACTCGGTTAAAACATTCATGGTAACAAACGACACCGGTGGTCCAGCATGGGGCTATAACGTATATGTAGCAAATAATGTGCTGTTTGAAATGTACGTCACGTTTACGCCAGATGATACTAGTGGAAAATCCACTGCAGGAGCTTATAAATTAGACTGGCTAGCTAACCAGTCGAGCGTGTATGTTGAGCGAGTGCCGGTAACCGACTTTACGCAGCAAAAATGGCGCGTGGTAACTATTGGTATGGCGGCCACGTTTAGTTTGAATGTGTGGGTATTTTCAACCGGCAAAGGCACTCTTTCGTTTACCTAGTGTAAAATATAACTATGGAATTCAATCAAAGAAAAAGAACATGGAATAAAACCGAGTGGGCCAATGCTCGTAAACGCGCTATCGCCAGCAAAGACCCGGTGTGCGCCATTTGTCATGGCCCTATCGATCTAGAAGCCCCGGCTTTCTCTCCCCTAGCGGTCGAGGTGGATCATATCGTCCCACGTTCGCGCGGTGGGGCTATTTACGATATAGATAATCTGCAGCTCACCCATAGCCGTTGTAATCGACAAAAGGGCGCAAAAATGTCAAGTGATTATGATGGACTAGAGGTTTCTAACTCGGTGCCTCTATCAAACGCATGGTAGTTTGTTAATAAAACATTGCGAGTGTTATACTAATATTATGCTAATCTCGCTAGAACAATTCATAAAAGACACAGAAGGTCAATATATAGATATTGACGGTGCCTATGGATCGCAATGTTGGGATTACTCTGGATATTATGCAAAAGTTGTATGCGGATGCCCATCGTTTCCTACTGGTAACGGCACTGCAATTGGTGTATTTAATAACTTTTTAGATCCATTGTCGCAGTATTTTACTAAAATAGTTAACAACCCAAACGACCCAGGCCAATACCCACCAGTCGGTGCTATTGTGTTCTGGTCCTATAATCATACTGGTGTTGTTATTGCATCCGATAGCCGAACTATGACTACTTTAGAAGAGGACGGTGCGAACGACCCTAACCAGGATGGAATTGCTGACGGTGTGACATATCGCATTACTAGAGGATATGAATATGTCGCAGGGTGGTTTATACCAATTAAAAAAGAGGAGGTTGTTCTTATGGACAAAACGCAAGCATATTATCACGCATTAGGTATTTACGGTATTGATTGGGACGATGAAACACTAGCAAAAACTGGTTATATTGGTATGCCTTATATTGAAGCCACAGAGTTTATGCTCGATTATGCCAATAAAAATGGTCTTAATTATCATGATTATATAGTTAATTCAACTAATAAAATTACCGCATTAAATAATCAGATTACCGGCCTAACCACTGAAAATACCGCGCTTAAAAATCAACCACCTAAAGAGGTGATTAAAGAAGTCATCAAAGAAGTCCCTGTTGAAAAAATAGTCACTGTTACTAAAGAAGTGCCTATGGGATTTGATAAACTAACATTTGGTGAATTAATATCAGCAGCATTTAAAAAACTGCTTAATATAAAATAGGGAGAATATTATGGACAATGCACAACGTACAGCAATCATCGAAACTATAAAATCAATCGCTCGCGGATTATGGTTTGCAATCCTGGGCCTAATAGTAACAGCGCTCACAGCCTTAGCAACTAGCGGCGCAGTAACAAACGCCTCGATAGTAGTTGGCGGTTTAAGTATTAATTTAGCATTTGTCATAGTGGCCGTAATTGGTTTCATAGCAAAAGCAATCGATACATATATTCACAAGAATAAGAACATTACCAGCAACGGTATAGCTCCATCATTCCTGCAAAAATAGGATGCAACCAAAAAGAGCAACCCTCGCAAAGTTGCTCTTTTTATTTTGGTCAGTGTTTGTTTTTTACTGAGTGTTCACACTATATACCTGTGGCTTGCATTGTTCAAGGCTTCGACTGCCTTTTTGATTATTACAATATCGGCACGCCGGGCGCAGGTTCGTCATATTAAAACGTAATCCAGGCGCATGACTGCGGCTAACAACGTGGTCCAGAGTCATCGTATGAATATCAACTCGCCCGGGACACCATGGGTGTATATGTAAATAGCACTCCCAGAATTGACTATCAATTGGAGGTGGGTTGCGTTTTATCCAGGTGGCGCGCGTTATAAACCACTGCTTGGTGGTCTTACCTATTTTATTTATTGGTACGCGCTTCAGCGCTTTGCGTGGGTTAGTACGGCATTGATAAGGGAAATGCCCCATCAATCCACAGTGTTTACATGGTTTTTTGGGAAATCGGTCCATGTTATTTTTATGCCTCCATTCTTGTCTAGACTAATTATAACAGTTATGTTGTGTTACAATTACTACATAAACCATAACGCATACGGGAACTACCCGGAGAAAAAGGAGAAGGCGATAATGGCAAATGGTAAATCAGAGGTCACTGTAAATATTTATGTGGAGCAGATCGACAAGTTAATTGCTAACGATGCTAATCCGCGAAAAATAAGCCGCAAGGCCTACGACCAATTGAAAAAATCACTTAAAGAATTCCCGGAGATGAAACAACTCCGCGAAATTGTTGTGGACGAGAACCTGACAATCCTGGGCGGTCACCAGCGTATCTATGCGCTTAAAGACCTGGGCTATTCGGACGTTACTGTAAAACAAGTAATAGGGTTCACAGAAAAACAAAAACGTGAATTTATTATTAAAGATAATAACGCATCCGGCGAGTGGGATACGGATATTATTGCGAACCAGTGGGATATTGAAGAGCTAGAAAACTGGGGCGTGCCGAACTTTAATTTCGGAGATATTAAAGAAGAGGGAGACGACCCTGCTGGAAAAGATAGCACGAGCAAAGTACACACCTGCCCGGGCTGTGGTCTTGAATTTGAGGATTAGAAATGGAGTTTCATCATGGCAAGAAATTATGGCATACCCTATATGGGGTCCAAGCAAAAATTAGTTGATAAATTAATACCTTTTATATTAAAACGACACCCGAGTGCTGACTCTTTTTATGATCTGTTTGGTGGGGGGGGGAGCGTATCTCTATATGCGGTATTAAAATATCCGCATCTAGATGTAACCTACAACGAGCGTTCAATGGCTATCAGCGAATTAATGGAAGCGCTCCGCAATGGAGATCCTATTAATATGGCGTGGGTTACTAGGGAGCAGTTCGAGCATGAATATACTGGCGATGATGCGTGGGCTGGGTTATTACAGTCAGCATGGACATTCGGAAATAACCAGAAGTCGTATTTGTATGGCAAACCGATCGAGGAATTCAAGCGTAAGTTGACCGAATTAGTACTGACCGGCGAGGGAGATATAGCTTATCTCGAACAATTTAATAATGAGTTTATGTTAAAAGAGCATGGCAAAGTAATTAATACTAAGATATTTTTTAATCCTAAACGCTACAGCACGCCGTATCAGCGCCGTATTGTTATGAACCGCCAATTACCCGAACTCGGTCCACTACAGCACATGAGCAGGCTGGAAAGATTGCAGCAGATAGAAAATATGCCAGGTATTAGTACGCTCGGCATTAGTAAAGGCAAAAGTTATGACGAAGTGCCTATTATAGGAGTAAGCCCAATTATATATTGTGATCCACCATATGAAGGCACTGCAGAATATCGCGAGGGTGCTTTTAACCATAAAGAATTTTACGACTGGTGCATGGCGCAAACTGTACCGGTATACATTAGCAGTTACAAAGTAAGCGATACGCGGTTAAAACTAGTTAAAGCAGTACAAACCAGAAGTCTATTAGCTAGCGCCTACAGTAAAGAACCAACATATAATTACGAGAATTTGTACTGGAACGGAGTGCTGTAAATGGCGGTCCAAGGAATAAAACTTGGTGATAAAATAGAGGATGTGACTGCAAAAGTGCAGAGCATTATTATTGGTCGTATAGAATATTTAGATGGTTCTATTACCTGGTTAATTCAGCCACCATATAGTGACAATGGAAGTCGCATACCAACTGTGGAAGTGCAGGATGCCTACGCTCGGCGTGTTGGTGATGGCGTATATATTGATCCGAAACCGGCGATGGGTTTTCACGCTAGAAAGCGCCGTTAGTTATGGCGGCAAAAAACCAAAAAAAACAGAAAGTGGTTAGTAAACCCGTCCGTCACACCAAAACTGGTGTGGTTAAAAAAGTAGTCAAAAAAAAGCGGGTGGTCCAACCAAAAATCACTGATGAAATGTTGGAAGCATATTTTATGAAACGAACTCCTGGAGAGTTTAAAGCATTAATTACATTATGGAATGAAAAGAAACTCCGCATCCGAATTACGCCACAAATAGATTATGATGCGTGGCTTAATTATTTTAAAAGTATGCCGGCTAGATCATTACAAATATTATCGACTACTGGTATGGATATATTACCAACCGAAGCATATTCAGCACTACTTCGATGGCGCGACATTATAGCGAACCCACATCGCATTGATAAAATACACCAATCGGGTCTTACTAACCCAAGCAAAGGCAACGCAGAGCATAATATTGTAGCTATGGCGCTGAATAATGACCGCCTGGGCGTGCTAAAGGCTACACGCAACCAAATAGCCGAGAAGCTAGAAAAAGGCGCAGGTGCGCGCGATACGGCGGCTCTGGCGCGAGAAATGACTGAAATTATGACACAGATTGCTGACTACGAAAAAAGGATTGGTCCAAAGAAAGAAACTAAACTCGGTCAATTATTACAAGGTATGGAATATATTAAACCTCGAGCTAAAGACAAAGGCGCTCGCAACACTAGCTTTAGATCAAGAGTAACAATAGAAGATATAGAGGGTTAATATGGCAAATTCAAAAATGAAACGCTACGGAAATCAAAAACCACGCATCGATATATACAAAGATGGAGATATTTGGTTAGCCGATAAAACTATACAGTTACTTGAGCATTACGGTTTGAAATTATTACCTTGGCAGAAATCCGAACTATATCGTTGGATGGCCGTAGAACAAGACGAGGATGGCATATGGAAATGGGTAAATACCGACTGTGGTTTATTGGTCCCACGCCAAAACGGAAAGTCAGAATTATTAATTGCGCGTATTGTTGGTGGCATGATATTCCTAGGCGAAGCTCTAATTTATACGGCACACAGCGATACAACGGTGGCAGTTATTAAACAACGTGTCCAGCGCTTCTTTTATGATGCAGAGGAAGAAATACGCGACATGCTAACCGAGGAGTTCGATAAAGAGCCAAAAACACTCGACTATGTTGAATTACGCAACCGAGGGCGTTGTGTATTTCGAACGCGTACTCGTACAAATGGTTTGGGCGCTACTAATGACGTTCTACTGCTCGATGAGGATCAAGAAGAGTCTGATGCGCAACAGGAGGCTCTATTGCCTACTATTTCAGCCGGTAAAAATCAAAACCACCAGACTATTCGCGTTGGTACTCCGCCTAGTGGTGGTGGTTCAGGTACTGTATTTATTCGTATGCGCCGTAACGTACTGGACGGCAAGGCTCCGAATATATGTTGGCAAGAGTGGTCCGTTGATACTATTACCGCTGCAGACGATGAGGATGCTTGGTATATGGCAAACCCTAGCCTCGGTTATTTCTTAATGGTATCGGCAGTTAAAAAAGAGGCCGACCAAATGGCACTCGATAGTTTTAATAAAATGCGCCTTGGATGGATTGCCGGCGTTGAAAGTATGCGAGCTATTTCAGATGACCAATGGAGCCCTCTGGCAGTTAAAAAGGTAGTATTGCCAGAACATCCGAGCCTTGTTTATGCGATTAAATTCGCACCAGACCGCAGCGCTGTATCGTTAGCGGTTGGAGTTGTAATGCCAAGCGGTATGGTCCACGTTGAAATTATAGAACGCAAACCTATGTCTGCAGGCACTCACTGGCTAGTAGCGTGGTTGCTCGGCGATAATCGCTGGCGTAAATGTAACAAGATTATTATCGATGGTGCTGCCGGTACTCAATTATTGGTCGAAGAGTTGGTCCGGTCCGAACGAAAAATGAGCAAGCGAATATTAACACCAAATGTAAAAGAGGCCGGTGCCGCATATGCTGCATTTATGGAAGGTATCGAGCAAAAGTTATTAACTCATTATGATCAGCCGGCGCTTAACGTATCAATCCGAACCGTAAAGAAACGTGACATTGGACGAGATGGTATGTTCGGTTATGCTAGCATGAACGCCGATATTCAAAGCGACCCGACCGAAGCGGCCGCATTTGCCTATTACGGCGCTATCCGCTTCACTAAGGCTGGTGGTTCATCTGGTAGCACTCAGCGTATAATGGTATAAAGTAAATAAAAGAATAGGAGTTTTTATGAAAACAGCAGAGTCAGTATCACCAATGCACCCGGATAAAATTTGCGATCGTATTAGCGATGCGGTCCTGGATGCCTGTTTAGAGCAAGACCCAAAGAGCCGGGTTGCAATCGAAACAATGGGCGGTCATGGAATTATTACAATAACCGGCGAGTTAACAACCACCGCGAACGTAGATATTCGCGAGGTTGCTAAATCCATCGTTGGTGATAAATATGGAATTCAAGTCAACGTGGTTAAACAATCGCCATGCATCGCAAATGGTGTCGACACCGGCGGAGCAGGTGACCAGGGTATTATGATCGGATATGCAACTGACGAAACACCCGAGATGTTACCTAAAGAGTTGGTCCTATCGCGCAGTCTTAATAAATATATTTATGTCGTGCATCCATATGACGGCAAAACTCAAATTACAATCGATAAAGATGGCTATATTACTACGATTGTTGTTAGTTGGCAGAATATACCGGCATCTTTGTTATACAACCTAGTTCGAGAATGGGGCGCTGACAAGCCTGTGACCGACAACACAGTCATCCACGCCAATCCAGCCGGTGATTGGTCAATTGGTGGGTTTGAGGCCGACACAGGCCTCACAGGGCGTAAACTGGCGGTTGATAATTACGGTCCTAGTATTCCAATTGGTGGTGGGTGCTTCAGCGGCAAAGACCCAAGCAAAGTTGATCGCAGTGCAGCATACATGGCGCGCCGGATAGCAGTTGATTATCTAAAGGGTCGACACGCTAAAGAAGTATACGTCCGACTGGCGTACGCTATCGGTTATGATAAACCGGTCGAGGCGACTGTTATTATCGATGGCAAAGAGGAGGCCATTGGCGGATACGATTTATCGCCTAATGGTATAATCGAAGTTCTTAATCTGCGACAACCTATTTATAAATCAACTGCAGAATATGGTCACTTTGGTAATGGTTTTTATTGGGATAAATAGGGGTTGATGTGCTAGAATATTAATTAGCGATCAGGTAAGTAAGACTACCTGAACCCGCAAGAAACTCCATTTCGGCTCTAGAGCGCTTCGGCGCTCTTTTGCTTTATTAAATTAAAAGAAAAAAGAGCAGGATTAAGCGCCTGCTCATTCGCTAGTACATTACTTGGTTAATCGTGGGTACAATATCGGGTGTATAAGTTTCTCATACCTCCTGGATACATGTTTGGCCCACAACTTTGGCATTACTTTGCAAAGGCGACATTGGACGTGCAACGCATTGAAGTGGTGTTGAAACCACATTCTGATTGTGATCCGCATAGCGAACCTCCTTTATAAAGAGTTTACAACCGCAGAACGAACAGACATAAGCCTGGCCGTCATAAAACATCACTGAGCAACCTGTTGGACATACTCGATAGTTTGACATTTTTGCCCTCCGAACAATGTGAGTAACAGACACAACTTAAATAAGATTGTGTCTTACACTCCTGTTGGCACCGTTTGTCGGTGCAGTAGACTAGGTCTATCATCTCTCCAGTTTTTAATAAACAGGACAGGCGACCTTGTTTGCAATCTAGCTGATGGCAAAAATAAACGAGTATTACTTTGCTGATTTGATCCATAGCCGCCTCCTTTTTGTAAAAGTGCAAAATATAAAGTACTGGCCTAATCTTATCATAAGCATAAACGTATTGACAAAATAGAGCATATATGCTAATATGTATATATAACCAACGAAAGGTTAACGAAATGGAAAACTTTAAAATATATAACAACGGCAAATACGATTACAAATTAAACCTAGCGTATAAAATTAATAGTAAATTACCGACCATAATTAATAAAATAGATAATTTATTTACTAACCACTAGATAAGGAAGCGCCCGAAACGGCGCTTTTTTTATTGCTTCTACATACTATATAGATATGTACTTAAGTACAATTTTATATACTATATAGATATACCGGTATTAAATTACATTTATACACAACCAATCCACAGAAAATAACCATTTATCCACCTATAAGCAAAAGCGGAGTTGCTAATAAAAACGGCAGAGGGTATATTAGTATCAAACAAGAAATGGAGGGTCAAAGTGTCTTACAACGTTAACGAACAGCGGAAACAAACAATGCTTGAACGTATAGGGGGTGCGGCGGAACTGATAGACGACCAGCGCTTTTTGCCATTTTACCGTAGTATTCAAATTAAATTAGAAAAGATGGGAAAACCCGAGGAATGGGCGCGGATGATAGCCACCGCTAAAGAAAAAACAAACTCACATCACTATTTCGCTAAACTTTGCAAAATGGTCCGGGATGGAACTTATAAATTTGTTGAAGCGGTTAAAAAAATCACCGGCGATGCTGCACTATATCTACACGATAAACTCGTAAAGTTCGGATTTGGTAAATATCAGAAGTACTGGGTCCGAAAAGCCCAGGAATTTATCAACATAAACGGCCAGGCGGGATTTGTTGAACTACTCGAATATGCCGAGCGCAAAGGAATATCACAGAAATACATGGCCACCGCACTCAAAAATTGCAAAGCGCCCGGCAAATACTACACCGAGAACGTACTTGGAGGTGCTAAATGAAACCAAAACGTAAACCAATAGTAGATCCATTAATTGTTTGGTTATGTATTGTAGTCTTAATAATTACTATTTCAATGGCTTTTATTAGTCGTGCGCAAAACGAGAGTTATGATAAATCAGCGTATGAAAATTGCAAACAATACGAAATTATCCCAGAGAAATATATAGACAAAGTACCATCCGGATGCATACCGCAATGGTTTAAGGCTAACCAGTAATGAGCGACCGTCAAATAGACATGAAAATATGCAAAATGATGAACTGGACGTATCAACGCGGCTGGGCCTTTGAAACTACCGGCGACAAATTAAACGTTACCGGCGAACTTATAAAAACTCGCGAAAAAATAAAAACAAAACTATGTATGATGTGTGATAAGCCAATAGGTGATTATGAATGGAAAGAAGTGGCTATATGCGCTCGCTTTGGTCAAATGATGTTCGAACACAAAGATTGTTCAGAGGTATCAGAATGACATATGACGAAGAGGTTGTATTATTTTGTGCTTTTAGATATGCGCTGGGGCGTATGAGTTATGTTGTCGATAGTGTTGCTAATCAAATAGAACGTAATGTTAAAAAAATATCCACCAAAGAATTATCTTTATACGTCAAAGAAATTGATGAAGCTGAAAAACAAAACAAACTGGGTATGATCATGGACGTAGACCGGTGGGATATATGCCGTTTAACCTGTTCCGCCGAAATGAAAAAACGTTCTTATTGATACCGAAGCATAAACGGTGTACTGTTAGATTAGATAAAAAAATAAACAGCATGAATGGAGGGTCTAAAAATGCTGCGCTTACTAAAAACAATAAAATCAATACTGACGAATAAACCGATTATTGTCTGCCCCTGTGGATATAGAACTACCAGCGAAGCTAAGGCCATGAAGCATTTATTGCGACACCCGGGTGGTGTTGGCACCCTAGACGCTAATGGCCTAGTAGTTTGGTAAATATATATAATGTTGTTTACAAACGGTATGGGGTTATGTATACTAGTAACTACATAAACAAAGAAATGGAGTGATTTATGAACCTATTTAAAAAACGTAAAGAAACAGTGGAGTTACCACCTGTGTTGATGGATCAAGAAGACCCGGTCAACTATAATACAGTACTCGATTACCTAGTCGGACTTAGCAAGCCAGACTACGAAAAGATGCTCAAAGTATCTGGTATTTATCGCCAGGCTAATAAAGAAGCGGCTCGAGTTATTGGCATCAAAGACGAGCCAACCGTATCACTATTAACTGAAAAACCATCAGACGAAGAGATAGAGGATGCGCTAGATACTGCACTCAGTTCTATTAAAGTAGACTTCGAAGCGCCAAACGAGCCAGGAATATCAGAACCAGTAAAAGAGCAAGCCGCTAAAATCAAACAAGTCGAGGGTAAATAATATGCGCGACCAAATATTTAACGCCGGTGGTTATTATCGATACAAAGGTATTGATGGAATATCTGGCTATCGAACCGGCAAATTATACCGATTATTTATCACACCTGCAAAGTTCAATAACGGTCTAGGACTAAATATTCAGCGCAAAGGCTGGAAGCGCGTATTCAAGGGTCCTGGCTACTACCCATATGACACTCTAAGGTTATTCTTTAGAGACTGGGAAATCGATATGGAACAACAGCTCGATACTTTAACAAACCACTCAATGCTTGATGAAATGGAAAAAGACAATGGCTGTTGAAGATAAATTAGAAGCATATAAATTTGAAAATTGGATGCCATCCGAAACACAAGAAATGATCCGTAAGTTTTGGAATTATCATAATGGTGCAGTCGACTGGATTAAAAGCCCATCAGAACAAGGTTTATCAGAGTTTAGCCACCATGGTCCTAACCCTAACGGTTTTCAAATGCCACCATATGGTGCAACGTGTGAGTTTTTTATACAAGATTGGGAATTAACAAAGCAGACCGGCAAAGAAATATTTTGTATTGTAAAGGGTCGCTACTACCACCGATGGAATAACATGGGTGGATTGATTGATGAAAACGGTAAAGACTGGACTGTTTCAACCTGCGACCGATGGGTCCGTTGCTTTGCAACAATAGAAGAGCGCAACAAAGTATTGGAGAAACAATAATATGACAACCAGACAAATACACTGTAAACATAAAATGCCAGTCTCGGAATGCTCAGACTGCTATCTTATATTTTTAGCTGAAACATCAGTTGGCGATATATTACTAGACAGCCAGATGTATGGTAAAAGCAAAGCATGGCGCACCGGCGCAGATAAACTGCTCGCAGCCCTAGCACGCGACAACAAATATATTGTCAGCGACATGGTGATCATATTCCTAGAAAGCGCCGGCTTTGGTTTAGAGGATTACTCGCCACTAGGTGGAGTATTTAAACGAGCAGCAAAAGCCGGGCTAATAAAGCGCATCGACCGTCCAACGAAGCAGGCACTTTGGTTAAGTAGAGTATATAAGGGCAACAGCCCAGAAATGGAGTAAATATATGCCGCAAGTCTTACCGCCAGCAGCACAACCAACAAAAGACCTAACCCAACATCAAAAAATAGTAGCCATGATGTGTACTAACCACGATAAACAATGGTGGTTACCTGCAGACTTTATGCAAGGTGGCGAATTCTTTGTTGGATACGAAGCCAGCGCCCGACTGTCAGAATTACAAAGCGATAATTTATCAATGTTTGAAACTCGCCGATCTGGTAAATTTATGGAACGCCGTATTCGATTTGAAACTGGTAAAATATGGTACCCACTAATATCTAAAGACCTACAATTAATGATTAAACGTTATTATAAGGGCGATATACCACAGCAACCTATACAGGCGGTCCTAGTATGAATAGTAAACAATATCCATTACAATATCCTATTGGTAGACCGCGCAACCAGAACCCAGAGCGCTCTAAATTCAAACCCGGCAGTATATATAGCGAAGCACAGAGCGTGTTTAAACAACTTGAATTAATGGGCGCTGACAATATCATTATTAGTAGTAATATGCAGTACCGGGCTGATGGTTTACCATATACGCGACAGAATGTATCAGATACCGGCGTTGCTGTATATTTCAAATCATCAAATGGCGAAGAGCAATGTATACCTTGCGACAGTTGGATTAGTCTTGAAGAGAATATGCGCGCCATCGCTAAAACTATCGAAGCGATGCGTGGTATTGAGCGCTGGGGCGGTAAAGCATTAATGAATGCTGCATTTAGTGGCTTTAAGGCGCTGCCATCTGCTTTAGTAACACCACCACCCGACCGTCCACACCGCGATTGGTGGGTAGTATTGGGCGTTGAGCGTAATGCAGATGCACCAACCGTAAAACAGGCATACAGGCGCGCTCAAGCAACGTCACACCCAGACTCTGGCG